TGCCGCACCGTCCGCCGCTTCGGTGCCGGCTCTTGGCGCTCCGGTGCCGAACGAGATCGGCATCAACGTCGGGCAGACCGTATACATCGAAGGTATCGGTGCCGACCTACAATTCATAGCGAGCGGTCTGTTCGCTACGCCGGGATACGTTGAGATCACCGGGGGCCAGGGAGGCTGCAGTGGCTAAACTTACAGCGGCGGCTAGGAAGAAAATTTCCGGCAAGAATTTCGCCGGACCCGATCGTTCATATCCGATCGAAGACGCGAGCCACGCTCGCAACGCGCTCGCGCGCGTCTCGCAGCACGGATCGCCAGAGTTGAAGGCGAAGGTGCGCGCGAAGGTTCACGCGAAGTATCCAGATATCGGCAAGTCGCACGGAGCGAAGGCCGACCACTACATGAGGACAGGGAAATAACATGGCGGACATCGCACCGATGCTAGGAGCCATCCTCGGCATCAGCAAGACCCCGAAGGGCCAGGACAAGAAGCGCGCTGTGAAGCCGAAGACCAAGAAAGGTCGCGGCGACCACAAGGTCACGGGCGGCGAGCGCTCCGTCACCGAGCCGGCGCAACAGCACGGCGAGCTGGCGAGCTATATGGCGCCGCCCCCGCCGCCCAACGACCGCAAGCTCATGCGCGAGAACGCGAAGCACACGCTGCGGCGCGCGACCGACGACTGGGTCGAGGGACGCATCAGTACGAAGGAACACGCCGCCGTCCACCAACGCGCGAAGCACGTCCTCTCGGGTAAGCCGCCGCACGAGTTCAAGGGACCGAGCGGCGAACGATCATTCAAGAAAATTAAATGATTGTGCTACTCCAGGTTCGCGTAGGCGTCTGCTACTGCACGATCCGCATCGACCGCTCGTGGCGGTGACCTGTGCCCATAGGCAATAGGTACCTACAGGGACAGCCGATTCTGCCGTACGCCAACGTAAAGGCGTACCCCGGCACCGACATCTTCATGGACTTCAGCTTCGTGGACCACACGAACACGCCCGTCGTCCCTACCTCGATCAGCATCGAGATCGACGACATCACGAACAGTGTGGTGATGGCGGGACCGTCAACGCTGAGCGCCGCCGGCTCGAACGCGAGCCCATTTATTTATCCTGCGTTCGCGTCGACGATGTACCTGCAAGTCTCCGGGTCGGTGTGGCAGATGACGTTCCCGTACATCGGATCCCAGCTCTGTCAGGTCGGCGCACAGTTTACGGCGATCGACTCCGTGACAGGGCAACCGTTCACGTCGAACGCGGTGATCGCGATCATTGAATTATGCGCGCTCGCTACAGTGAGCGGCATGGCCTATTGAACAGTTAAGTTTCGATTTTTCATTTCGCAGTGAGGTGCGGAGTATGACGAAGATAGATTTCAGCCAGCGGTTGCTGGACGATCTTATTGCGGTGGCGCTCCTGGATAAGGCTGAGGGTCGAGTCCTGTTGCCGGATTGGCAGCGGATCCTGCGCGGCAAAGTTGTCGCGGTCGGGCCCGGACGGATGCTCCCGCTCGGCGAGCGCGCTCCTATGGAGTGCAGGGTAGGAGACATAGTTTCCTTCTCGGCCACCGCAGGGATGGACGCCGACTACGGCGTCGGCCGCAAGATCCGCCTCATGCGCGACACCGACGTCGACACAATCGAAGAGCCCGGCAAGACGCTGACTGAAACGATCAATGAAGGCCACATTCGCCTCATTGAGCGACAGGAAGGGATGGCGCCGCTATGATCCTCACCGAAGAGCTGGAAGAAGTCGGCCGCCGCACGCGAGTGCTTCGCGACCGCGTACTCTTGAAGGTATTGCCCTACGTGCACCCGACGCTGGAGACGCCCGGTATAGAGATCAACAAGGGCGTCGTGATCGCGGTCGGCTACGGCCGGCGCCAGCGGCGCAAGGTTGCGTTCAAGCAGGAAATCAGCGACGGGCCGCCCGTGCTCGGTCCCGGCGGAAAGGTAATGAAGTTCGCGCCGAGCAAACTCTCGGGCAAGACGCTGTGGTTCGAAGACGGCCCGGAGACGGGTGCGATAATCCCGATGCAGGTGAAGCCGGGCGATGTCGTCGAATTCAGTTTTCGCAACATCACGCTGGTTGACTTCGATCGGTGCGGGTTCCCCGGTATAGGGCACCTCGCGTTCATCTGGCAGAAGGCGATTTATTCGGTCGATCCTGACGAGTCGCTGAACGAGTGCCTGATGTGGCAGCAGAGCGCTGGCTACGATCGGAAGGGTAATTTTATGTCGGGCGCAGAGGATTGGCACCGCGCATGATCGGAGCTGGAGAGTACAACCCTACCAAACCTGAGTGGGGCAAGTGGCCGAAGATCAAGCCGGAGACGGTCGCGCCCCTGCGTGACGGTAAGCCGGACATGTATAATTACGTGCCGACGCGGTTCGTCTCGAAGGATGAGGCGAAGGCGCGCGGCTGGACTCATTTTTGGATCGGTGAGCAGTGCGTGACCGGACACCGCGCCGCGCGCTACGTAAGAAACGGCAGCATCTGCGTCGACTGCCACCGCATCGAGCAAGGACACCTACCGGTCTACGGTAAAGGTATCCCGGAGCTTGAGGAGGCGCGCAAGCGCAACTATACGCAGAAGAATACGGCACCGCGAGCGGCCGGCCCGTCGCAACCAAACTCTGCAGAGAAGCTATTTCTCACGAAGTACGCAGAGCTGAAAGACTTCTCGCTCGCCGCTGACGCGTGCGGGCGCAGCGAGTCAGAGTTTTTAGCGATCCTGAGCTGGAACGAAACGTTCCGTGAGGCAGTGAACCGCCTCGAAGAGAGCCTCGGCATCGCACGTACGCAGCAGATATCGGAATTTTTCGATTGGGATGACCAAAAACGCCAAAGTTTCCTGATCACGTACGCCAACACGGCGGATATGAGGCAGGCGCTGCGCGCGGTGGGGGTTACCAACGTGCAATTTCATCGTGAACTGGCCGACAACGCGGACTTTCAACGAAAGTTTGACGACGCCACACAGATCGCGCGTGCAGTTTTCGATCACGCAGCGTCTGCGGCAGCCACGAAGGGCGACACGCGCATGCTGGGGCGCATTGCGGCGAATCTTTTCCCGGAAAAGTTCGGTGAGAACGTAAAAATGGACCTCAACGTCAAGGGGACCATGACGGTGGAACAACAGAATGCGGAATTATCCTCGCTCCTATCAGGACTTGGTAGACAGGGTGTACTCGTCGCTCGAAGTCCCGAAAGAATTGCTGGACCCGACGTCGTCGACGCAGTCTATTCAGTTGATGAACCCGAGAACGAAGAGCAAACTGATCGAGATCCTGCGCCAGAGACAGCGGACGCTGGCGCTGACCCAAATAGTGACCTCGTTTCAGGATCCGAGTGACCACCCAGCACTAGAAAACTGTCCGCTCGGTAGGAAGCACTACCCGAAACAGATGAAGTTCTTCGCCAACGAGGCGGTGGACGACGAGGTCGCTCTTTTTGGTGGAAACAGAACGGGTAAGACGCACTGCGGCTGCTTCGCGGACGCATTGCATCTGACTGGGCTATATCCTACATGGTGGCCGGGCCGAAGATTCGACCGGCCGATCGATATGTGGGTGGCGACAGACACCGCAAAGAACACGCGCGACATTCTGCAGGAAAAACTCTGCGGGAAGCCGGGCGTCGAGTCCGCATATGGCACCGGGATGATCCCCGGCGACCTGCTCGTGCGCCGGACGGTAAAGCACGGCCTAGCAGACGCATTTGAAACTGTGTTTGTGCGCCACGTGTCCGGCGGTCTCTCGACGCTTCAGTTTAAGTCGTACGACCAGGGCCGCGAAGCGTTCCAGGGAACACACCAGGACCGGATTCACCTCGACGAGGAGCCGAAGCTGGAGATCTACGCCGAGTGCCTGCTGCGTCTCATGAGCACGGTGCCCGGCGAGGTTAATGGCACGCTGGTTCTGACTGAGACGCCGATGCTAGGTGTATCTGACCTGATGATCACGTTTATGCCCGAGCTGTCGCCGGAACCTGAAGCGATGCCGGCGCAGACATGGGATCCAGAGCAAGAGGAGATTATCATCGAGGAGGCAGTTTGAGCAAAAGCGCAGTCTTCCTCGATATGGACGATGTTCCGCACCTGAGCGAGAGCGAGAAGAAGAAAATTCTCGCCGGCATCCCGCCGTGGCAGCTGCAGGCGCGTAAGTCTGGTATCCCCGGTCACGGTGTCGGAGCGATCTACCCGATCCCCGAGAGCGTGATGATGATCCAGCCGTTCGACCTGCCGGCACACTGGCCGCGCTCGTACGGAATGGATCCGGGCTGGAACTGCACCGCGGTGATATGGTTCGCGTGGGACATCGACAACGGTTTCAAGGATGCGCAGGGTAACCAACGGTACCCTGCGGTCGCGTATGATGAATACTACCGCGGCCAGGCCGACCCCGCGGTGCACGTCGCAGCGATCAATCGCCGCGGCAAGTGGATACCGGGCGTCATCGACCCGGCCGCAGAGAAAGCGCGCGGCGTCGACGGCGAGCTACTGATCGAGACGTATCGCAACCTCGGACTGAACGTCACGAAGGCCGACAACACTGTCGTCACCGGGTTGATCCAGACCTGGGACATTCTCTCGACGCAGCAGCTGCGTATCTTCAGCACGCTGACGAACTGGTTCAAAGAAGTTCGCCTGTACCGTCGCGACGAGAAGGGCAACGTCATCAAGAAAAACGATCACCTCATGGACGCTACGCGATACAACGTCATGAGCGGGTTCGACGTGGCGAAGGCGCCGCCAGCGGCTGAGGGCGGACTACCCTGGTTCGCATGGGACCCTGCGATGGCGACGATTGGTGGCGTGTGGAGTGGGTGAAGCCCATTGACGAGGTGGCACGAGAGTTTCGCCGTCAAGGGGTGTTTCTGTTGGTTAATCCGTTCACGAAGCGAATAGTGTTCTATGGCTACAAGCCTGACACTGTCGAGATCAACCGAATGATCGAGGCGCTGAAAGGGCGTAGCAACGAGATGTTGAAGTATTTAATCGCACAACTACGTGCAGAGGGTGAGACCATATGAGCGTTACATTGAAGTTGGTGCACGAAGAAGGTATCCGCCTGCGACAGCAAGCGGCGCATCGCATCGAGCACAAAGACAAAGATGATAAGGTGACACACACCTCCGTCGACTGGCGCTTCGTCAAGCGTCCGGCGTCGGACGGTAAGATCGTCGAGGAGTGCCAGCAGGACGAGGATCCGCGGCGCGTCGATTCGAACGGCCGCAAGCTGCAGCTCGGTACTTATACCCTGCACATCACGTCCGGCATGAACAACCTAGTCATTGAGCGCAAAGGCAAAGTCGCTCCGTTCAATTTCAAGAACGGCGCGATTCGCAACCAGGTCCGCGTCCAGTACCAGAAACTGGAAGACAGCGGCCGGAAAACAAAGGACCAAAAACCCGTGCACGAGTGGAAGAACGACGGCCCCGCGAAATATATTCCGTCGAACACGTTCGACGGCGTCTTCGTCGGTGACGGACAGCGCGCAATCTTGGACGAGATGCCCACGTAAATGGGTACGAACGCGGGTGACAATTGGGATCTGATTGGCGACGTGCCGGGAAAACCCGGCGCGTTGCCCAGCGTCAAAGGCTTCGACATCGAAGACACTGGCGCGTTGATGACTCGCATCCGCAACTTTCATGACGACGGTGTCGGCGCCTGGGAAGAGAACCGGCGCATGCACTCCGAGGACCTGAACTTCATCTACAACGCTGAGGCGATGGGTCAGTGGGATCCGGTCGTTCTGCAGAACCGCCGCGGCAAGCCGTGCTACACGTTCAACCGCTGCTTACAGCCCGTGAACATGGTGGTCGCTGATATGCGTCAGACGCGCCCCGCCGGCAAGGTGCGCCCTGCGTCCGACGGTGCGTCCGAGGCTGTTGCCGATGTGTTTGCCGGTCTGTGCCGCGACATCGAGAAGTGCAGCCGCGCCGACCAGATCTACAAAGAGCAGTTTAAGTTCGCTGTCGCTGGCGGGTTCGGTGCGTGGCGCATCATGCCGACCTACATGCAGGACGACGGCGAAGGCGCGTTCGATCAGGTACTACGCGTCATCAACATAGCGAACCCGCAGACGGTGGTGTGGGATCCGCAGTGCGCTGACGCTTGCGCGGCCGACGCCAACCGCTGCATCGTCGCGGAGCGCATCTCCGACGACATTTACGACGCGCTGTACCCGGACGGTAACCGCGCGAGCTTCAACATGTCGCGCGACAGCTACGGCTGGTTCACCGACAAGGAAGTGCGCATAGCTGAATATTTCGAGCGCATCCCGCGCGAGAAGTGGATCGCCAAGATGACCGACGGCACCGTGCGCGAGTACGACGCCGACCTCCGTGCGACCGAGGAGCACCTCGACGATCACGAGCTCACCGAAGCACAACACGTCACGCGCGTCGCGACGAACAAGAAGACCGGCGACAAGATGATCCGTAAGACCACGAAGTGGCAGGTGATGTGGGTCAAGGTCGACGGCGCCAACGTGCTCGAAGGCCCGTACTACTACGACTGGAAGCGTATCCCCGTGGTCCGCTGCCCCGGCCGCTACATCAACATCGAGGGCCGCAAGAAATTCCAGTCGCTGATCCGTCACTCGAAGGACGCGCAGCGCAGCTACAACTCCCGAGCCTCGGACATGATCGAGCGCAGCGCGCTCCTGCCGAAGGCGCCATACCTCGTCACTGAGGCGATGATCAAGGGGTACGAAGACCAGTGGGCGCAGGCGAACGTCGCCAGCCGCCCGTACTTACCGTACAACGTCGACAAGAACGCGGAAGGCGGCATGCCGTTCCGCACGCAGCCGCTCGATCTGCCGCAGGGTGCGATGGCGCTCGCGCAGATGTCGATCCAGGATATCCAGGCCACCATCGGATACTTCGACCCGGCGCTCGGCAACGCTGAGGATATGAACCGCGTCTCTGGCAAGGCGCTTGTGCAACACACGAAGCGCTCGGACTTGGGCAGCTACGAATTCATCGACGGGTACAGCTCCGCGATGCAGCTCACCTGGGAGATGATGGTCGACATGATTCCGACCGTCATGGACGCGGAGCGTGTTGTACGCATCATTGGGCACGACGGCATCGAGAAGATGATCACCGTCAACCAGGAGCACGAGATGACCGGCGACATCATGAACGACCTCTCGAAGGGGTCGTACGACGTTGAAGTCACCATCGGGCCGAGCTTCCAGTCCGCGCGCCAGGAAGCGCTCGATACGTTGATCTCGTTCGCTGAGGCGATGCCGACTGCGGCGCCTGTGATCCAGGACCTGATCGCGAAGAACATCGACTCGCCGGACGCGCAGGAAATGTCGAACCGGCTGCGGATCCCGCTGATACAGCAGGGCATCATCCAACCGAACGAGAAGGAAAAAGCGGCTGGCGTTGGCTCGCAGAAGAGTCAACAGCAACAGATGCAGGAGCAACAGCAGCAGCTTGAGATGCAGCTCCTGCAGGGCAAAACTCAGAAGATGACGGCCGACGCCGCCATCGCGAAGTCTCGCGCCCAGTCCAGCCCGATGGAGCAACAGAAGATCCAGTACGAGACCGCCGGCAAGCACCTGGCGAACATCAAGCTGGCCCACGAGATCGGTGCCGACGCGAAGCAACAGCAGACCGATATGCAGTCGGCGCAGATGGATCTCGCCGCCAAGCACGTCGGCAACCTGCAAGACATGGCGCACGCTGCCCAGCAGCATCAGCAGGATCAGCAACAGCAGGTGACGGATCACAAGCACGAGCAGATCCAGACGCATATAGCTGCGCAGCTCGAATCACAGCGCGCTCAGCAGCTGCACGAGGCAGAGATGCAGCGTGCTGCCCACGCGCACGAGCATGAGATGCGGCGCATGCACGAGAAGCACGCGCTGACGATGAAACATCAACAGGAGTTGAACGAGCAGAAGGTCGCCGCCGCGAAGGCGATGGTCGCTGCCAAACCCAAGAAGCCCGCAAAGGCTGCTTGATCTTCGATAGTCTGGTGAGACTCGCCTCGCGGCAGCGTATGCCGTGTAATGGAGACAAACATGGCCTTTACTCGTGACGATTTAAAAACATATGAAATGCAACCGCAGAAGCAGGTCGACGACAAAGTCAACCCGTTCCGTGGTGCTACACCCGCCCGCGCCGCTGACGCTGCCGCAGTAGCAGCCGTCGCCGCCGGCCAAGTTGATGCCACTCCGGGAGGCAGTGCTGCACGAGCAGCCTCGGATCCGTTGGTCGACGAAGATGCCCCCATCGTTGACGAAGACGGAACACTCGGCGACCAGACCGATTCTGGTGAGGGGACTTCGGACGAACACGCGGACTCGTCCACCGCAGACGTCGACCCCAGCGATGAAACGGATCCCAACACGGACTTGACTGGCGAGCAGACTGACGAAGAGGCGTCACCCGCTCGGCCGGCACCGAAGAAAGGATCTGCTGAGGAACGCATAGTAGAGCTGAATGATCTGCTGGAAGGCACGAAAATATTTGGCAAGCACATGCAGGGCCAGCTGAAGGATGCTTTAGCTGAGCTGGAGCGGCTCAAGGCCGGCGGGACACCAACCGCCGCACAGACCGCAGCTGCATCTGCTCCTCCCGGAGTTGAAGACGAGCCGATGCCGGACCTATCCGACGCGGATATCGCCTTCGACAACGACAAATATCGTGCGAAGATGAAGAAGTGGACGAAGGATCAGGCCGCGCTCACCGCGCGTCAGATCGTTCAAGAGATGGTTGGTCAGACCGAAGCGGCCAAGCGCCGCGCGAAAGCCGAAGAAGAGATCCGGGAGTTTGCAAAGACTCACAAGGATTACACGGCGGTCGTGACCAACAACCCGGTCCTAGCGCAGCATCAGCTGTGCAAGGATGCGGGTGCAGCCTTAGCTCGATCCGGCTATGTTGGCGAACTGTTGTACGAGTTTGGCAAGGACACCGCGTTGGCAATCAGCACCGCGAAGATGCCCCCAGCAGACCAGTGCATCCAGGTCGGCAAGATGATCGCGAAGCTAGAAGCCAAGAAAGAGGCTGCGGGCACTTCAGGATCCAAGCAGAACGGAAACGGTTCGAAGCCCAACGCGCAGAATGGGCAAAAGAAGTCCATCACTCAGGCGCCTCCTCCCCCTCGGCCAACACCGGCCGGCGGACGTGCACAGTCACGCGATCCACAAGACCCTAACATGTCTGTGGAAGAATTTGCGCGACAGCACAGAGCAGGCAAACAGTCAGCCCGCGAGACAGCTCGGAAAATGCGCGGCCTGAACTAAATAAAATCGGAAAGGAATAATGGCTAACTCACTAATCACCGCTCAATGGGTCGCACGCAAAGCGCTAGTTTTGCTGCACTCCAAGAGCAACTTCACGGGTCGTACGAACCGTGACTACCAGAGCTTGCTGCCCGGCCCCATCAATGGGGTCATCTTGGGCCAACAGCTCTCGATCCGTCTCCCGTTCCAGTACACCCTGCGTACTGGTCCGCAGATGAACGCACAGAACTCGGTACAGCGTTTCGCCACCCTGTTGGTCAACCAGCAGCTCGGTGTCGATATCAACTTCACTTCGGTGGAGCGTGCCATGTTGCTGAACAACTTCGAAGAGCAAGTGCTCGAACCTGCAATGGCGCGTCTCGCGGCCGGCATCGAGAACTTCACTACGGGGCAAGTCAACAACGTGCCGAAGTTCACGGGCGCCTTCAACTCCACGGCAACCTACGATCAGCTGCTCCAGAACGAGCAGTACCTGACGGAAGCCTTGGCGCCGGAAGATGACCGTCGCACCTTCACGGCGACCCCGCAGACCTCGCGGTACTTCGTCCGTGACAACAAGGGCCTGTTCCAGCCCGAGTCGACCGTCTCCGACCAGTGGTTGGAAGGCGTCATCTCGGACAAGGCCGCGGGCTACGTCTGCTTCCGTAACACGAAGCTGCCGACGCACGTCATCGGATCGTTCAGCACCACGGCGGCCCCTGCCGTCAACGGCGCTGGTCAGTCCAACCCCGGCGCGGGTAACGCGTTCGTCTCCACCTTCACGCTGAACACCAACGGCTGGGCTTCGGGTCTCACGACCTTGAACGCTGGCGACGTGATCAGCATCGCGGGCGTGAACGAAGTCGATCCCGAGACGAAGGCGTCTTTGGGCCGTCCCAAGCAGTTCGTAGTGACCGCGACCATCAGCGACACCGCCGGTGCGATCTCGATCCCGATTGCCCCCGGCATCATCACCGGTGGCGCGTACCAGAACGTTGACAACGTGCCGGCTGCCGGCGCGGTCATCAGCGTGTTCGGTCAGAGCGGCGCTGCCGCGATTGCCGCGCTCAACGGCGCGTTGATCAAGCAGTCCCTCGGCTGGTACCGGGACGCGATTGTGTTTGCGAACCCCCCGATGCTCGACCTCAGCCCCCTCGTCAAGATGACGGCTGCGGAAGCGTTCGAAGGGTACAACATCCGCTTCGCGCAACAGTGGGATCCGTCTAACGACGTGCTCCCGGCTCGTCTCGATTCGATTGTCGGCGCCGTGCTCGCTTACCCCGAGCTGGCTGTGCGGAACATCGAAGTCGCGTCGGCTGCCTAACCCATAGGAATATAGAAAATGAGTAACATTCAAATTGGTTATGGGCACGGCGATGTGGTTGGCGTTCCGTTCGATTTCTACGCTGGCGCAACGCTGGTGACGGGATCGACGATCACCATGCAGACTGGGGTTTTGGTGCTGGTTCCGACCGGCGCCATCTCGTTGACGGTCAACCTTCCGCTGAATCCGGTGGACGGCGCGCAGGCGCAGATCAGCAACGGCTCCGGCAGCATCATCACGTTGACTGCTGTCAATGCCAACACGGGCGACTCGTTCGTGGCTGGCGCAACCGCTCCCACTGCTCTGCAGGTTCCGGGCGCGGCCGGCGAAGCGACCTCAGCCGTGCGCTACGTCTACACTCTGAACGGCTTCCAGCCCGCCAGCGGTGCAGCCGTCAACCCGCGCACGTGGGTTCGCGTGCAGTAAAAGAAGAAAATCAGCGCCGCTGCCCTCACCCAGTAGGCGCGTGATGGTGAACGTCCACCATTTTAAGCAGACGTGACAGCCGGAGAGACGGCACCTAATTTCAGAGAGGCGACGTGGCTCAGACCAACCAGCAGATCATCACCGAAGCGTTTCAGATTCTTGGCGTCGTCCGCGAAGGCAAACAACCTACGCCCACGCAATCCGTGAACGGTATGACGATCCTCAACGACAACCTGCTCACCAACATGCGTGACGGTTGGGGGAACCTGGGCTGGTACCCGCAGATTGTTGCTCAGCTCAACAGCATCTCACCTCTCAAAGACGAAGACCTGGCAGACGTCAAGTATTGCCTGGCAGCTTGGCTCTCGGTTCGCTACGGTATCACCATAGCGCCGCCGATGAGCCCTGACGATGATTTCTCATTGGGCGGCATGATCCGTACCGCGTTCCGTCACCTGACGAAGCGGTACCTGAAGTACGCCGAGTGCGACCTCGGGGAACTGTCTCGCCCGCAAGGCGGCCCGTGGGGCGGCCCGAACTGGCTGTAACGCATGGCACAGGCGCAACCGACCGAAGTACCGCTGCCGCTTGCGACGTATCAGCTGGCCGATCTTCGCGCCGGCTCGAAGCGTTTGATCGGGTGCTACCCGGAGCCGGCGCAGCAGACGCAGCCTGACGACGAGGAAGATCAGCAGCCCGCGTCACTGCGGCGCTGGCCTGGCATATCGACGTTCACCCCGAGCGGACTGACCAACCCGCTACGCGGAATTTGGGAGATGGCCGGCGTCGTGTACGCGGTCGTCGGGTTCGATCTTTACACGGTGTCGAGCGCTGGCGCGTTCACGCTGGTACCAGGATCGGCGAGCGGTATCATCGGCACCGGCTTCGTGCGCATGACCGACAACGGCGCGTGCCTCGTCGTGCTGGTGCCGGGCACCGACACCTGCTACACGTACACGCCGTTCACGGGCGGCGGCGGTGTGCAGCAGCTGACGAACTCGTTCTTCCTGACGTTGGGCGGCGCGCTCGACTGCTGGTTCGTCGACAGCTACATTGTGTTCCTAGCGAACAATAATAACGGCCAGGGCTCGTACACGTTCTTCAACGACGACGGTCGGCAGGTGTCTGGCAACGCGCAGATCACCTTCACCACCGCCGCATCGTTCAATCGACAGTTCGGCACGGACCCGTTCTACGGGATGTGCATCGACCACCGCGAAATCTTGATGTTCGGCTCGCGCTCGTCGGAAGGCTTTGTGAACACCGGCAACCCTACCGGCACACCATTCAGCGCGGCCGCCGACACGTACATGACGTACGGCGTGCACCCGAGCTGTCCCTACAGCATCGCGCTGCAGGACAACTCGGTGATATGGGTGGCGAACGATCTCACGGTGCGACGTCGCAACGGGCAGACGCCGACGCGCATCTCGACCGCTGGCGTCGAAGCTATTCTCTCGAACGCGAACAAGCGCGGCCTGCTCACGGGCATGTACGCGCTGTCATCGCCCGCTGGCGGCCCGACGTGGAACGGTCACCCGTTCTACGTGCTGACGATACCGCTCGCTGAGCGCACGATAGTCTACGACTGCGTGACGCAGCAGTGGTTCGATCTGGTGTCGGTGCTCAACGGTCAGGAGGTGCAGTATCGCGGCCTCGCGTACTTCAACGGCTTCGGCAAGCAGCTGATCGGCGACTCTGAGAGCGGCACCATCGGGTACCTGGACGACACCGTCCAAACTGAATTCGGCAACGCGAACGCGCCAGTGGTGTGCGCGTTCACGACACAGCCGCTGTACAAACAGAACAACCGCCAGATCGTGCGCCGCGTTGAGGCGGTAGTGACAGCGGGCCAAGGCCCTATACCGAGCGGCGGACAGTGGATATCTCCAGGCAACCCGGCCCCAGGTTTAGTAGCGCCGCGCATCAGTCTCCTGCTTTCCGATAACTGGGGAGAAACGTTCGACGTATCCGGTGATGACTCGCAGACGCTCGGGCTGCCCGGAGACACGGATAACCGCGCTATCTGGTGGAACATCGGACAGTACTATAGCCTCGTGCTTCAGTTCCGCGTGACGGACGCGTCGCCAACGTTCACGGTCGATGTGACCGCGTACGTCGAACCCTGCAAGTGGTAACGTGGCTATAGTCCTCCAATCGAAGCCCGGTCTGTCCAGCACGACGACGCTGAACATACCGAAGACGTGGGATCCTACCTGGTTCCGCAGCTTCATCAGTAACCAGCTGAAGGGCGCGGACGTTCGCAATGCAGTCGGCGCGAACGGCATCTCGGTGACGGGCAACATCAGCAGCCCGTACGCGACGATAACGATTGGAAAAGGCCCGATAGTTATCCCTGCGCCTACTACGTCAGCCCCCGCGCTGACTGTAAACGGCATCGCGCGAACTGGCTACGGTCCTACCGTCTTAATTCAAGCTCCAGACACCGCGAGCGAATCGAACGGATTGCAGATCATAGCCGGCACGAACACCAACGACGCCTCGTTTGTAGTTACGAACGCCGCGCAGACGTTCAACGTCTATCAGTTGATAGGGGATTCGAGCTGGTCGTATTTTCGAGGGCCTGCGCTGCCGACTCTCGCGATGAGTGCGAACGGTAACCTATCCCTACAAGCGCCAGCAAGTGGAAATGCGCTCTCGGTTTATGGAGTCGCTGGTGCAGGAAATAGTGTAGGCTATTTTTCTAGTGCCCAGGGCACAGCGGGAGGTACCTCTGACGTCCTCATCCTCCGTAGTGGCAGCACGGCAAATTCTGCTCAAGCTGGGCCATGCATTGGTCTAGGTGACTCCATTGGCGGAACGTTTTCGAGCCTTCAGCAGTCGGGCGGCCAGACCGAACTGTGGCAATATAGCGGCGCCTGGAACCAGATCCTAAAGGTCTTGAGTACGCGTGGCGTCGTGATCAACGCGCCAGCGAGCGGGCAGACCCTGACATTAGCGCCGTCGCCCTCCGCCGGAGAATTGATAGCAACATCAGCGGCGCTTACAACTGGCGCCGGAGCAGCCGTAGGTACGCTGACAAACGCACCGTCCGCAGGTAACCCGACGAAATGGATCAAGATAAATGATAACGGCACTATTCGTAGTGTACCGGCTTGGTAGGATCAATTAAAGAGGTGAGCATATATGTTGAACGATGAGACGAATGACAATCTGGCGCAGCACATCAGAGACGCGCTGAAAGACCACCCGCACGCAGAGGTGCGTGTGAACCCGGTAATCGAAGCCATCCCGCCGCACATCGCCAACAACTTGCTGGAGTTTCTGCGCCGCGTCCAGTCGACCGGCATGGAGGCTGTGGCGTGGGTAGAGTGTTACCAGTTCGTTCAGAAGAGCGTGCCGCAGCAACAGCAGCCCGGCGTGCCGTTCGGCGGACTGCCTAAGAAGGGGTGAGATGTCGATCATGTTGAAGTGGACAATGGAATCCGCGATGGCCGCCATAGCGATAGCGGTGACTACCGCTGGCGGCCTGTACTCGACCGTCTATCATGGCGGCCAAGTCAATCAGCAGATCGTCGAGCTGCAGCAGAATAACGCGGAGACTGAGTCTCACGTCGCGAAGCACGACGATCAGCTGGCGAACATCCAACAGCAAAACGCTGCGATGAAGCAGTCGCTGGATGATATCAAAGACACTGTCCACGATATCCAACTTCAGGTGAGGAAACCGCAACATGGCAATCACGAATGAAACAGTTCTCGATCCGTCAATCGATAGGCGTCTGGCAGTTGATCTGGATGCTGCAGAGAGGGATGAACTCACGGCCTATCTCGATACTCGTGGCAATTGGACGTGTGGTCGCGGGCATCTGATGCCGCGCCCGGCGCCGGGCCGCTCGTGGGAGGGGTTCACGGTACCGCAGTCGACCAGCGACCGCTGGTTCTGCACTGACATCCTGAACGCGATACGCCTTGCATCGAGGTGGGATGAACTCGCCTCATGCGACACCGACTGCCGTAAGAACGCGCTCTACGAGATCGCGTTCAATATGGGCGGCAGGTGGGAGGGGTTCGGGCCGACGCGTGCCGCGATCAAAGCGCAGGAATGGCAGACGGTGCACGATCACTTGCTCGGCAGCTTGTGGGCGAAGGAAGTTCAGCCAGACGGCTTCGACAAGCCGGGCCGCGCCACGCGCATCGCAAATTATTTTCTGAGTGGGGAGTATCCTTGATGGGCATTTCAGTGGGTGATATTACAGGCATCGGATCCGTCGCCTCGCTGGCGAGCACCGTACTCGACAAGATCTTCCCTGACAAGTCACAGGCAGCGGCGGCGAAGGCCGCGCTCGCGCAGGCGCAGCTCGCTGGCGACTTGAAGTCTATCGACGATCAGTACCAGATCCAGATCGAACAGATCAAGGCGAACGCCGCGGCCGAAGCAAAGCCGGGCCTCAGCTTCCGTGATGGCGCCGGCTGGGTATGCGTCATCGGCTTCACGATTGCGATTCTGAAGTCCCCCATCGAATGGGCGTGCTCGCTCGCCGGTCACCCGGTAACGCTGCCGTCCGTCGACACCAGCACGATCACGACCATGCTCTTTGCACTGCTCGGTATCGGTGGCATGCACCTTTACGAAACCACCCAAAAGTAATTCTAAGTGGGGTCGACGATTCCGCCTTTTCTTGCTGGCAGTCTGGAGACACCAGCCCAGCTAAACGCTCTTGCGACGTCCTATGAGGCGCCGGAGCTAGCCTCGTCCGACCCGTTTGCTAATACTCAGTTTACTAAGAATGAAGTAGCGGGACAGACTCAAGCTATAGATCAATATGGTGGACAAGTCATTTCTGACTTGGGCGCGGGCAACTATCAAGGCGCATGGAATGCAGCGGTATCGTCTGAGAAAGACCTAACAAACCCCGGTACGTCTGGTGGCGCTTGGGCAATTGGTGGTGCCGCTACACAAGACCCGTTAATACAGATGATGGAAACCGGCTCGGGGCTAGCGGCGCTCGATCCGTCGATGACGATGACACCCGCACAGATGAATGCCTACTATCAGGCATTCGGAAAAGCGACACAGGACAATACGACTGGAGCTAGTACGACGCTCGCCGGGACCAATCCGTACGGCCAGTGGGGTAACGTCGTCAACTCGGTGTCTGGCTTAAGCTCCGCCGCAGCCACGAACGCAAAGGCGGGAGGTCTCGCGAACATACAACAGTATGCGGGCGCTCGCTCTTCGCAGAGCGCGCTCCAGACGTGGGCCCCCGGAGTGTTCGCCGATATCGTGCTCGCGGGCATGGGCGGAGCCGGCGCGGTGGCGCTCGCACCAGAGTTATCTGCCGGCGCCGCAGTACTTTCTGGAGGCGCGACCGGAGCGGCAACTGGGGCGATCGGCGCGACCGCCGCGGGCTCGCTCGTAGGCGCTGCCGGGGGCGCTATCAGTGGCGACATCAGCGGCGGGAACATCGGCAAGTCTGCACTCATGGGCGCCATCGGTGGCGGCCTTGCCGGAGCCGCCCCGAGCATTTCGAACTCTCTTCAAAACGCGGGGCTCGGCAACACAGCCGCCAACGCAATAACTAAGGGCGGCACCAGCGCAGTAGCTGGTGCGGCAAGCGGACAGAACCCGCTCGTCAGCGGGCTATCCGCCGGGGTCGGGTCTGCGGTAGGGGGCGCCACGGGGAGCAACATCGCCGGCTCGGCGGCTGGACAGGTTGCGTCAGGGTTAGCTAAGTCAGCGTTTAACCCGACACAACAGGGCGCGCCACAAGTGGGCACGGCACCTTCGATGAGTAACATTGGAAACATCAACGGCGCAGCCGTAGGTGGACAGGGGAACAGTACAGGCATGGGCAACATAGACACATCTCTCGCGAGCACGATCACGGGCGCGTTGCCCGGCGTGCTGCAAGCTGGCGTGGGTACGGCCGGGTCGCTCGCGGCCGCTAACGCGGAGACGAACGCATACGGCAACGCGATCACCACGCAGCAGAACACCCTCGGCAACATCAACAATCTGTGGTCGACGCAGCAAGGTCTCGGCGTTGGCGCCGACACTGCGCTCGGTAGCGCGCTCGGCACGAACGGCGCAGCTCCGAACTATTCTGGCTTCGAGAACATGCCCGGCTACCAGTTCGCTGTGAACCAGGGTACGCAAGCCATACAGCGCCAGGCCGCTGCGATGGGTAGCGCGTACACGCCGAACACTGCAGCCGCTGTCGGTCAGTATGTGACTGGCACCGCCGCGAGTGATTACAATACGTACATCAGTCAGCTGATGGGCGCGGCCGGACTCGGCAGCACCGCGAACACGCAGCTGCAGGGCGCCAACATCAACGCTGGCAACAACATCAGCACGCTGCAAGGGAACATCGGCAAGGCTCAGGCGCAAGGCTATCTCGGCACCGCCAGCTCGGTGGGTAGCCTCTTCGGAACGAACGGTGCCGGCACGGGCTTAATCAACGCTGCGGGCAACGCTGCGGCCAACGCGGTCATCCCCAGCGGGGTGGCAGGTGTGGGTGGCATAAGCTCCAACGGACTGAACAACGATATCGGCTCGTCCAGCACGATGGCGCCCTACGACCCGTCCGCGCTCGGGCTAAACGGCCCGACGTTCGACCCAGGCATGAGCAACGCCGACATGGGGCTGAACGGCAGCGGCGTACCGAACTCTATCGCCGCCAACGGAAACACCGGCAACATCTTGGACAGCTTGAACAACTCCAGCTTCGCTAATGCGTCCAATAACGGCGCCTCAAGCTACTTTAACTTTGCGGGGACGAGTTAATAATGAGCGACATTAGTGCTGATCCCGCTGCCGATATCGCGGGCAACATCTCACAGAACTTCGGCCCGACCGCTGTAGCCAACCAGCAGCTCACTGGCGCGCAGACTCAGCAGGTACAGCAGCAAACACAAGCCGCCGCCATGCAGAACAAGCTCATGGCCGCGCGCATGCCGCTGATCCTCGCCGGCATCCACGACGAGTCTGTCGGCGCTGGTGATGGGTCTGGTGTCGGCGGCCCGAGTGGTAACGCTCAGGCTGGCGGCCCCGCACCCTCCGGCCCCGCCGCGAGCGTGTCCGACAAACTCAAGGAAGCGCAGGACCGATCTGGAACTGCCGACCCGTCGATCCTCGATCCTGGCGCCATCGACAAGGCGCTACGCGATCAGTATTTCGTGCCGGCGGTGACGCAGCAGGAATACCAGAAGCTGATCAAGTCCTACCAGGTCGACCCGAACGATCAGTACGGCCTCGGCCCGAAGCGCGTGCAGGCGATGATCGACATGCGCAAGGCGCAGCAGACCACGAGCGCTCAGCAAGATTCGCGCGACGACTTCGACGCGTTCCACGCTGTGACCGACGCTCCCGAAGGTCAGGCGATGAACGTGCTGCAAGCGTCGCACCCCGAGATATATGCCGCCATCCAGCGGAAGTTCAAAGGCCAGCCGGACGAAGATCGGAACGAAGAGGACGAGGCCCGTCTCTTTGCCGCGAACGCTGCCGGCGCCGTGCATCAATACACTGGCCGGAACGCCGTCGCAGGCAAGGACGGCGTCTACCGTGACGAAGCGACGGGGATCTCGATCCCTGGCGTCGAGCAGGTTGGACTCACGAAAGATCAGTACATCAAGCTCGCACACGAAGCGATAACCCCGTCGGTCGACATGCCGGACGGCAGCGGCGGCACGATCAAGGTCGCACCGTGGAAGGCCGCGCAGATGGGCGGCGCGAAGAACATCAACGGTCCTGGCGACTGGATGATGGTGCGCGCGTCACAGAGCAACCTGCCCGGTGCCGGCTCTACGGTCAGCCCGAACAGCGCGCCGAAGCAAGCGGCCCGAAATAACGCGCAGAGCGCGCTCGACACCGTGCAGGGTCAGCACGACGCTGCGCCTGCGACTAACCCCAACGGTACGCCGAAGTCTCAGAACGGGACAGGTACCGCACGCAACGCTCAAGGCAACATAGATCCGAAGTTGACCGACGCGCTGCACGACGATAAGTACGATTATCACCCGACGAACAACGGCGAAGCATACAATCCTACCATCGGACACACGCCGCCACCTACGGTGATGGAGGATATGAAGAACCAGACCGCCGCCCGTAACGATCTTGCCAAGACCTCTAACCAAGGCGTTGGCGCTGCGTCCGCTGCGCTCACGATGTACAAGGCCGCGCAGGATGTGCTCGCTAAGGGTAACTACGATGGTGGCGCGTGGAACGCGGAGCTGGCGAAATATTCGAAGTGGCTACCCGCGGGCTGGCAGAACCACATGACCGGCGACTACCAAGAGACCGCAAAATATCTCGGCACCGCGGCGCTGCAGGCAGGAAAAGGAATTTTCGCTAAGATGACGCAGATGGAAGCGAAGATGCTGGTCAACGAGCTGAACCCGTCGCCGAGCATGGACCCTGGCGCGTTGCGCGACATGATCGGCAAGGGCGCGATGATGTCGCAGTACACACTCGACTCCGCGAAGCGCGTGCCGGCGTATCTCCACGCTGGCAAGGATGCGAACCAGTTCAACTCCTGGAACCAGGAGCACTTCCCGATGCAGACGGAGACGCAGCCGACGCCTGCAAAACCCAACGCTGGTGTCGCACCGGCCCCACGATGGTCTGACGCACAAGTGAAGGCGTACATGCAGAAGCACGGACTGAATGACGAGCAGGCCACGCGCAAAGCGTTGGAGCTGTAATGGCTGACCCCGTCGACATCAGCGGGATGCCGGACCCGGCGACCGTCGGGCTCGCGCCGGACGACCCGACCAACGGGATGCCGGACCCTGCCACTATCTACCAGCAGCACCGCGGGTTCGCGCCGCAGAGCCCGGAGGAGCTGGCCGAGTTCATGCGGGACCCGGACGCGTTCCCCGACGTGCGCAAAGCGAAGAGCGCCCGCTATGGCGCCTCGATGCTCACCGGGCTCCCACGTATCGCCGCGGTAGCGAACCCGGTCACGATGGGCGCGGCCGCGATCGCGGGTGGCGCGGGCGCGCTCACGGGCGCGCTCGGGGCGGTCGCGCACACCGCGCTCGGTGAGCCTGAGAAGGCGGAGGCGGACCTCGCCACCGGAAGCCAGCGGCTGAGCGACTGGTCCGGGAACATCTACAAGCTGGCGGAGTACGCGACCCCCACCACCGGCCCCGGCGGCGAGCTGGCGGCCGGCGTCCTGAACGTGCCGACTATGGCCGCACAGTCGCTGGAGCCGGCCCTCAACGCCACCATCGGCGAGAACGCCACCCAGACCCTCGGGGAGACCGCCTCCAAAATCGCGACCGTGCTCCCGGCGGTCGGCGCGCCGGCCATAATTCGGAGCGCGATTAAGAGTGCGAAAGGCGCCTACCGCGCGGTTAACGGTGCCCCGAGCGAGGCGCCCGCGGGCACCACCTACGACGCCGCCGGCAACGCGGTCCCGCCGCCCACCGCGATAGCGCCGCCCGTCGGGCAGCCAGTCACGGGCGACACGCTTCGCGCGCAGCCGAACCCGATCCCACCCCCGGACGGCACCGTCGCGGCCGCCAAGGCGAAGCCGAAGGTGCCGCCCCGGATGGCGACCGCCAACCCCGCGCCAGAGGCTCCTACGGAGGCGCCAGCGCCGACGGCCGCGCCCCCGTCACAACCTATTACCCAAGAACCAGGCGCCCCAGCCACACCTCCGGCGGCTGCCGGCACCCCCTCGCCGGGCGGCGCCCAGCGCGGCTCCGTGCGGCTCTTCAACTCCCCGAAGGAGGAGGGCCCCCAGGAGACGCCACAGCCTGAAGAGCAGGCCGCCCGCGAGCAGAGCATCAACGACCTCGACAAGCTGTCGGGGGGCGGGCTCCCGGTTCGACGTCAGTCGGCGGTATCCGGCGACTACAACGCTACCGGCAAAGACTGGCAAGACAAAGAGACCGGCTCCAAGACCATGCAGGCGCAGGTCGCGAGCGAGAACGCCGCCCTGCACACCGCCACCGACAACGTTCACAACAGCGTCGGCTCACTCTCCGACGACAGCGTCGACCCGACCACGCTCGGGGACCGCGGGCGCGTGGTTCGTGGCGCGATCCAGGGCATCGAGAAACACTTCGATGACGCGACGGACGGGATCTACGACACCGCACGCGCCAGCTCGGGCGGGCGCCCGATGCAGAACTTCTTGGGGCGCGCGACTGATTTCCTGAACGATAAAGCCAACTACATGCCGGAAGGTTTCCGCGCGTCCGCGCTGGAGCGACTGAACCAGCTGAAGACGGTGGGCGACAAAGGCATCGTGGGCGACGGGTCAGACGCCGCCGCCCCCAGCTCTGTCGGCGCTGCAGAAAAGTTTCGGCAGTGGCTGAACGCGAACCGCACCCTCGACAACATGCACACCACGAAGCAGCTGGTGGACCACACCGACATGGACGTCGCCGAGAACGGCGGCCCCGGCCTCTTCAAGGCCGCCCGCAACATGAAGCGGCACGCGTACCAGATGCTGGAGGAGCCCACCGGCATCAAGAAGCTGCTCGCGCCCTCGGACAGCCAGGGCATCAACCACGCGATCCCCGAGCACAAGGTGATGGATTACATCGCGGACCTGCCGCGCGAGCAGCACGAGCACGTCATGGATGTGCTACGGTCCGGCGCGCACCTAGGTGACGGTGAGCTGGCGGAGTCGAGCGCGGCCGCGATCCGCGAGATACAGGGGCACACCATCAGCCGGCTGCACGACGCCGCGATGGACGACGGCGGGAAGTGGAACGCGCGCGGATTCTACAACGCCGCGAGCCGGTACGCACGCAACGCGGCCTCAACCTTCAAGGACCGGCCCGACGTCATCAAGAATTTGCAGACGATCAACGACGCCGGGAACGCGCTCCACATGGACAAGCACTACCCCGGCGCGGTCGGTCAGGAGATGAAGGCCACCGGGCTGGGGCGCGCGATAGAGGCCGGCGGCCGCGTAGCGGCGAGCATCGCGCACGAGATACCGCTCGGTGGTCGGCTCGTTGGCCGAGCCATCGAGCACGGGGTTGAGGGTGTCGGCGGGCAGCTGTCTGAGGCAGCAAGAGAGAAGGCGATCTCTTCGCGTCTCGTCGACCGTAACGGCAAGCAGCGCGGCGCGGTCGGTGACCTCACCCAACCGCCACCGGGACCGCTCGGCGCGATGATGGGCAACAAGCAGCGCGGCGCGCTCGGTGACCTGAATCAGCGTGATGCGATCCAGCACCAGAGCCGGCCGGACGGAAACGAAGAGGGCACCATCACGCACCGCTACACGGTGCCGAACGCTGGCGGCAGCATGAACGTTGTCGAACGCCCAGGTCTCGGTGTGACGCAGGGGATGACCTCCAACGTCATCAACAAGGGCCAGGGGTGGGGTACGCGTATGCTCCAGCGTGCTGTCGACGACGCGCACGCTCGCGGCCAGGTCTGGCATAGCGACGACAACGTCTCCGAGGGTCAGGCCGGCGCCTACAAGAACCTTGCGCAGCTCGGGTACAAGGTAACGAAGAGAGACGCTGACTTGCGCGGTGGCGCGTATCAGGCGGTAGGCGACCACGTTTTTGAGGTTAGGCCGCGCCCGACCGGCGGCAAGGTGAACGTGCCCAACTCGCAGCGCGGCTCCGTGCGCGTGATGAACGAGGCACCCCCCGAAGAGAGCAACGGCTCGATGCTCAACGTTGGGCTCCACCAGGGCACCGAGGGCCAGCCCGGGTTCCGCAAGATGAGCAAGCAGGAGGCTCAGGCTGCGGTCGAGTCGACTGGCGCGAAGGTCACGAAGAACACGGTACTCACGCCGGAGAAACACGGCGTCGCTGA